AATGGTTGGAGTACCACCATTAGTATATGCAGATTTAACTGCTGTTTTAATCATTGCTTCTGTGAAAGCTGCATCTGTACCAGATACACGAGCTGTAGTGCCTAATGAACCAGCAGTACCGTTAGTTCCACCAACGTAGTTAGAATTTAACCATGTTTGTAGACCACCAAGTGTACGAGCTGTTGTAGCATTACCAGCTGATGCAACTGTGTTGTTTAAAAGTGCTTTTTCCATGTCACGTTTAAGTTCAGCAGAAACTTTAGCTAATTGGTAAGCCTTTTCAGATTTACGACCAGCCTTGTTGATTGCTTCCATAGTACCAGAAATCTTAATCGTTTTAGATGAGATCTGAGTTCTATTACCTACTCGTGTTGTTGGAGTTACTGTAATGTCAGAAGCTGCGTCACCTTCAACTACAGCGTTAGCTGCTGCTGCTGCGAGTGAGTCAGTTTGCCATTCGTGATATGTTGCTGTTGCTTTTGTCTTACCAATAGAACTCATAAATGGAGTTTCTGTAGGTGAGATGTTATAAATAACATCTGACAAATCTTCTCTATTACCAATAGAGGTATAGGTTTGATACGTTGCCATGATTTAATTTCCTATTCTAAAAATTGTTCAAATAAAGCTGCGGCATCTCGGACTTTGCCTGTTTGTCGCAACTGTTGTGATTGTTTCTTTATTGTTTCGGTGCTATTTGCTTTTGTATTAGCAGAACCAGCCTTCAGCATTTTAGGTGCTTCATTGACTTTTTTGGTTACTGCTGGCTTTGACTTTTGTAATTTGTCATACATCATAGCCTTATGCAATGTAACAACGTGCCTAGAGTCATAGACATTGGATAATTCCTCATCTGTGAAACCAAGCGTTTTGCCATAGTTGCGAATTTCCTTACGGACTGTTTCGCCTTTGGTTGGATCTGAAAACTCTGGTAGGATTGCAGTTAGCTTTTGTGCTTCTTGAGCAACTCTTTGTTGCATGGCTTGAGCTTGTTCAGATTGTTGGAGTTGTCCAATTCTGTACTGCTCGGCTCTTATAGCATTGAGTTGATCTTTCTTTTCAGAAAGTTCAGCAACTCTAACAGCATATCCGATAGGGTCGTTTTCCTTTAGAGAATTTAAATCCTCTTGTGGCATCTGTTCAGTTATAAATTGCTCTATAGCTTGCAGACGTTGAGCATATGTGTCTCTCGCATACTTGGCTTCTTCTATTGCTGCACGTTCAGCTTCATTAGCCTTACGTTGTTCAGCAACTTCAGTAGTCTTTTTAGTGTAGTCAGCACCAAGTTGATAACCTTTAACTAATTCATCAAGGGTAACTTCCTTTTCTTCGCCAGCAGCTTTTACCTTATAGCGAGGTTGTTCCTCTTCTTCAGTTTCTGTATCTTCTTGTTCTTCTTCAGTAGCCTCTACTTCTTCAACTTCTTCAGTTTCTTCTGTTTGTGGCTCTGCTTCTAGAGCTTCTGCTTCTAATGATTCCTGTGCTACACCTTCTGATTCCTCTTGCGAGTTCGCTGGTGTATTCATTAAACCTTCAAACGCATTGGCTGCTTGTCCTACTGTAAGCGTGCCACTTCCATCTTCTGGAGTCATGGTTGTTTCACTCATTTTTATTTCCTATGTTTCCACTAGGGGTGGTAGCCCATTTTAGAATTGTCTAAAATATGTTCCATCGTTTACTCTTAATATCGCTAGTTTTAGCAATGCCTTCAAGAGTATTGATGAGTTCGTTTATACAAGCTATACGGTTGTATGCTTGTTCTCTAACTTCGTAATCTGTTTGGTTAGAGTTAATAATAGTTTGTAAATGATTATCTGTTATTTCTTTAATGACTTCTTGGAAATACTTATCGTTTAAAAAGTTAGCTATTGCTTGGGTTTTATCCGACATTCATATCGCCTTTTTGCATTTCATTAAACTTAGATAATGCCTCTATAATAATTTTAGTTTGGTCACCACGAGTTTTTTCTGCATTATTCTCTGCATCTGCTTGTATTTTCATTTCTTGCATTTGTAGCTCAAGTTGTTTACGAGCATTGTCTATTTGCATTTGTTCACGTTCTAAATCTAGTTTAGCCATCTCTGTTCTAGACCTGAGGTCAGCTTTTTCACGTTCTACTTGTGCTAAGATTTGTGTAGCTTCTACGTTAGCATCTACTTTAGGTGGAGTAGGTTGTGAGAACTGTGCATTTTGTTCTGGAGTAATTTCATTCATAAATGCAGTTGCATCTTTGAATCCAGCCATATTAATAAACTTAGCTAATGTATCTCTGTATTGTTTAATAGAGACAAGTGGATTAGAAAGTCCATAACCTTGTATGATTTCTTCTTGTTTAGAAAGAATCATTTGCATAGTAGCAAGTTGCTCTTGACGAGTTCCTGTACCTAAACCTACATTAATAGAAACATTGTATTGATCGTTCCATTCTCTTGGATTAAATGGTATAAATTTGCCATTTAAACGAATCACACGCTCTTTATCTTGATACTTGCATAGTAACTGTAGGATTCCTTTGAAAAGGCTCTTAACGCCTGTTTCTGCAAAGATACGGGCTATTAATTCTAGCTTACCTGCACTTGCTTGTGACATTGCTGACACAGCAGCAGCCGTTACGTTTTGTAATATGTTAGGATCAATGCCATTTTGTGAATCTGATACACCTGTACGTCTTGCTTGTATGCCATCTAAGTACTCTAGCATTGGGAAAGACTGTGCTACGTTAGATTGAACAGTCATAGGCACAATGGCGTTAGGATTTTTAATACGAACCACACCACCTGCTGTAGATGTTAGTAAATCATCAAGATTAACTTGTCCTTCTACTGCACCTACACGATAATTGTTTGTAAGGTAGAGGTTATCTAACATTTGTCTTACAACTGTAGACTTAATAAGCTGTAAATCTAAGGCTCTGTCTGCTAAAGACTGACCATAGAATTTATGTGGGATAGGAATAGGGCAAATAGAGTGAAAAGGTACATAATCACAGTCCATATCTTCTAGAATCTCGTGAGAAGCGTATACTACACGTCTTAATTCAGCAATACCGTCATTATTGTAGTCAGTTTTGATGTAACATTCGTAAACTTCTATGATTTCCATAGATTCATCTTGTGAGCCCATAGAATTTGGCTCTTCGCCACGAGTATAACGAGCAATTCTTTCAGGACTAAACTCTAATGTATCACCAGCAGCAAGACCTTCTACAATTTTTCTATCAAAACCCATTGCAATAAGCTCTGAACGAGTCATTTGTCTACGATGAGCTACAAAAGGTGAGTCTTCTATAGTTTTTGCACGTTTAGATATTAAGAATTCTTCTGGTGGTATGTTTTCTACGACTACTGAACCCTTGTTTACAGTCTTTTTAATTTTAACGTTATGCGTTCTGTTAATTTGCATCATTGGCATACCAGTCATTGGGTCTACTGCTGCCATTCCTGTCATAGGGTCTATGACTTCTATACTATTTTCTATAGTTTCTTGGCTAATAACCTCAAATTCTTCGTCTTGCATAAGCATAAGGAGTTCATCGTCTGATAAGTTCTCATATTTCTCTTTAGTAACTTCTTGTTTGTCATCCCAATAGGCTTTAACTACACCTGTCTTTTGTAAAAGTGCGTCTTTAAACCAATTATGTAGGATTAAGAAACCATCATTTTCTTTATAGAATACCCAATTACAGTATTCTGTAGCTTGTTTAGCAAATGGCTCATCACCATCATTAACTGGTTGAAATTCAACTACGTTATCAGAGGATGTAAATACACGAATAAGTTGTGGGAGTGCACCGTCTACTACTTCTGCTACTTCGCCAGTAACAATTTGTGACTTGCCTTCTATTTCATTACCATAAGGTTCACGAAGATAGTACTCTAGTGCTTTTTGTCTTTCGTCTGTAGTATCTGTTTCGATAAAACCTAAGGCATTATCTATTTCAGATTCAATGATCGACTTTAATTTATTTTCATCCATTAAACTATCCATTTAGTATTTACGTTAATCGGTTTATTCCACACTTCAGTAGGGCTTTCGTCTAATCCTGTAGCAAGGTATCTAAAAGCGTCAGCAGCATGTGATGACCAATCATGCAAT